CCGCAACTATTTCGTCTCCTAAGTCTAATTCTATTAGTAAACCGTTCGGTGTTCCTGTTCCTATAAATTCCCTAACTTGCCCAACTGTATAGGTAGGTTCTACAATTATTCCACCCGCAACCGCTGGTGATAAAAAATAAGAAGTGCCATTAATCCAAGTTCCTGGAACTAAAAACCCACCGAATGAATAAGAAAAATTATTAGCGTCTGTAACAACTCCTACAACTCCAATACTTCCAGAATTTGCTAAGCTATCTGCTTGTGCTTTTACCCATATTGTGCCATTATGTCTTATCGCATTTCCTACAATAAATCCGTGGGATCCTTGATTTATATCTTTTGAAAGTGTTACTAAATCAGGCTTATTTTTAATAAAATCTACAGCGTTAATATCCGCCTGTATCCAGTCCGCCTGTTTTTGTATAAATATAGGCGTATTAGGATTAGGAGCGTAGGCATTTAATAGTTTTACGTCGTCTATCCAATAGCCGGGGATTGTGGAATAAGGAGAGTATAAAAAAATTACAATTCTATCAAACTCCAAACCATTAAAAATAAAATAATCTTTAGGTATGCTAATATTTTGAGGGATTGTAGCCAAGCCTAAGTAACCATATAAACCACTAGCTACGGCTAAACCACCTACATTTACATTATCGTTAAAAAAATTCACATATATCTTTAAAGAGCTATTGCCTATGTCGGTTTTTAATCCTAAATTAAGATCTGTAAACTCTGAAAATAATTTTTTTGTCGTATAGTTAAAATAAATTTTATCGGCGGATTGTTTAGCCAAATTAACAGCCCTAATACCTACGCCTCCAAAAGGAGATGCAGCTGTATTTGCAACTATAGACGGCGTAGATGTCGTTACATTACTCTCTAACGGCTCCGTTCCTGTCTCATCGTATACTAAGGAGTAAACACTAGTAGTATTTCCGCTCTGATCTGTAGGAACTGTAGCTTGCCCTACTAAAAATAAATATCTAATTAAATAATAGTTATCTGTATCTACTGTAGGAGGTATAGCTACAGCTCCGGTAACTCCGTCCTGGGCGCTAATAACTCCGCTCGTATCCATAACTATTGCTATGTATCTATTCTGCCCTAAAGTAGCGGAGGCGGCGTTTAACGTTATCGTTTGAGGGGCTCCTGTATAATATTGGTCTAATATTAAGGCGTTCGTAGCATAGGCTCTAACGTCTAAGCCTCCTAAGCTCCAAGCGTCGGCAAATGTTTTACCGCCTCCGGCTATTAGACTAACTCCGTTTACATTTGAGCCGTCGGCTGTAACCCAAGAAGAGGAGGGATTGAAATATCTTTTATTTGTGCTTATTGCCGTAGATAAAATCCTCACTATATCACTAGGGGCCGTAGGCAAAACAGCCGTAAACGTTCCGCTAGTACTTAGATACTCATTTCCTGGAGTTATAGCTCCGCTAGTTGTATAGGTTCCGGATTTAATACATTTTTTCTCGTCCCCTATTAGTCCGCTTTGGGATATTAGTCTAATTTGCGTAGTTGAGGTTAAAGGATCTGTATTATCGGCCTTATAATATTTACCGTCTGGATCTAAATAAACTACCTCTCCAGCGTTTAAATTCTCACCGTAGGTAATTGTATCAACTATTAAAGTATTATCTAATAAAACGTCTATGTATTGTATTCTTTGACCCCGTACCTTTAAAATAAAACTATTAAAATATTGTTGACTTGTAGGAGCTAAAAACAAATCCACAAATATACCGTCTGTAGCTGTATTCAAATCCTTACCTATATCCGCCTGTCTTTTCCTAAAAGCCGCATCTACAAAACCTCCAGTTACATGATGTATGTCAGCTATTAATTTAACGTTAGCTTTAGATCCTACTACAGTCACAGCGTATAAATACGCGTCCATTTTAGCCAGCGTATTAGATATCTTATAAGTGGCGTCTAACTCATCTATAATTATAGGGCCTATAGAGTTAAATTGTTCAAAAGCAACCTGAGCTATTCTTATTTCAGTTAAATTTAAATCCGTAGTAGAGAAAGTTAAAGAACCTCTAAACCATTTGGAGGATATATAGTTATCTGTATAATTATAGACTGTATTACCGTTAGCGTCTACCGTAGATGCGTTAACCGATAAACCAGCTATTGGGATTATTTCTGTATCTCCAGGCGTTTCTACTTTTGTATTTCTGTCTACAGATGTGCCGGTTATAGTCAGAGATCCTGTGGTAATTGTCCCAGCTAAAACAGCAAACATAACTTTACTATGGCCTCCGTCTCCTGTTATTGGAGTAGATGAGTTTAATATAATACCGCTCTCCGCATCATTAATTAAAAAAGCTCCGAAAAGGGAGTCTATATCTGTTTTAGTGTTTAGAGGAAAACTAAAATCTACTCCTATAGGTTGCATTATAGGGATCGTAGATACTTCCGGTTTATTTTTTATATAATCCGCTCCGGTATCGTTATTTTGAGTCCAGTCACTTTGTATATTTACGGCGGCTAGATCTTCTATATTGTTTATTTTAGTTAATAATAGGTCCGTTAGGTTATTATCACTTAATCCCTGGCCGATTACCTTATCTACTTTTTGATCGTAGAGCTCCGTAAAGTTTGCGTTCGTACTATTAAAGGCGTTTCTAAGTGCGTCCCCCAGTCCGTCGTTTGGTAGTGAGGTATTTATAGTTATTTTACTCATTTTAATACCATGGTATTACTGGATTATTATTATACTCATCATCGGAGGACCTATTATACTCCAGGACCTCTACAGTATTCATATACTCATAAAAAAACAACTCGTTATTATTGGCTAATTGTCTAAATACTCCTATTAGCCGGTTAGTTTCTGACTCGCTAAGGGCTACGCCGTTATCAAAAGCTACTTTAGTTACGCCGTTATTATTAATTTTAGATCCTCCAAAGGTCATATAATACATACAGGCAAAATAAACCTCCATAGGGACTAAATAATCCTCGTATATAGTCTTATATAATCCTGTTAAAGCGTCCGCCTCGTAGTCTGCTAGCATTTTATTATATAAATCTGTCCCTAAAATCCTCTTTATATCGTTAGTTTGAGCTGTAAATATGTGAGGCTTTAGACTATCCGCGTCTATATTTCCGCTAAATGAGGTTAAAGCCGGGATATCATTTTCTTTTAAAAATAATGTTATCATCTTTTAAATGGATTTTTAAAAAAGTTAGATTTAACAGGCTCCGGAGCTGTAGCTACTGGAGTCTCCTCTAGCGCCTCCTCTTTAAAGTCTTTAAAATCTAAAATTATAGAGCTGTCTATTAGTTTAAATACTTTTTTTAGGCCTTTTAGAATTACATTTCTATCCGGATTTATATGTCTCCTATATAGTGAGTTAGTAGCTACCTCTATTTCGTCCGCGTTAGAGCTAAAACCTCCTCCAGTATTGGATCCGCTAAATAAAATAGGCGGCGCGCTATGCGCTACTATTAATTTTCGCTCCGCCTCCTCGCTAAAAAATACGTTTTGCTGGTTTAACTCTGGAGGAGAGATCCGGTCTATGACTACAGCCTCCTCCGGACCGTCGTTAAAAGATACTAAAACTGTAGACTGATTATCCGAGCCTACTACCTTAGCTCTAACTTTATCCGCCTCCTCTCTAGAAACCTCTGGAGTAGACTGTCTCCCTTGATTATAATTTATTAACGTTATATCCGACATAGCGTTAATAAAATGGTTTTTAGCGGCGTTACCTAGCTGTCCCTCTACCTGGGCCCATGGTATACCAGATATATAATCCGGTACCGGAAAAAATGGCTCCGCCGTAGGTCTACGGACTACCAGGATCTCCAGGTCATTACCTTGATATCTCCCTGTAAAAATTGGATAGTTTACTGGTCTATATGTAAAAATTTTAGTCCAGTCGTAGCTATACCAGTATCCATTTATTTTTCCTGTCTTTAAAATATAGTTAACGCCTAATTTATAAATAGGGATATACTCTATTTTTAAAGGTTTTTTGTCTCCAGCGTTAGAGTCCCAGATGACAGTTACAGAGTAGCCGCCGTGGATTTTAAAGTCGTAACACATTAACAGCTGATCCTCCTCTGAGAGGTAGATACTGAGATCTATATTATCTGTAGACGTATCTACTAACCCCTCTCCAAAAATATATTTAACAAAAGCGTTAATAATAGAGGCGTTAGTCGGGCTATCGTCGTACGCGTCCTTATATGTTTTATAATTATTTCCGTTAGGACCGTTTAAAATCCAATCTCTACCAAGAGTAGGTTTAATATCTATAGGCTGAAAAGCGGAGTATTTTTGTACTTCGTTTCTAAAAATATGTACCTCGTTATTACTTATATTTGAATTTTGCATTTATCTGAGAGCTATATTCATAATTTTGTATGTCTGTCCCCTCTGCTAAGATAATAATTTTGCCTCTATAAATAACGCTAGATCCGTTTTTTAATTCTACTTCGTATTTATTTTGAATTTTAAAATCTGTAGGCTGGGCTGGTATAGTAATTTTTAATTTTTCTGAGATCGTAAAAGTTATAGCCGGAGTTATAGTTTTATCTGTTATCTCATTACGCAAATATAGCGTTAATGTATCCGTTATTATTGGATATACTCTAGGGATCAAATAAAAGACTAAAGGAGTATCTAAAAAAAGTACTTTCATTATTTTAATATATAAAAAAACCCCTCATATTGAGAGGTTTTATTAGATTTTTATTAATTTTTTATACGTATGGCATTATAGCCGCCGCGTACTCTGTTAGAGCTGGCTCGGTTAGTATATATCCTCTGCTAAAATCTGGCTCTAAAGTATTAAACGTAATTGTATAGCCGTTTAAATCTCCTATAGTACCTCCTGTTTGGTCGTCGGCTGTTATAGCTAAAGCGCCTAACTGAGATCCGGCTATTTTTATAGTACCGTCGTTCATTTCTAAAAATAAAACTACCTCTCCTTTTAACAGCTCCTCTACTAAAATATTTAACTCTACGTCTCCGCCGCTAGGTACATTTAAAATTATAGGGATATTACCGGTAACTCCTGTAGATCTGTTATCCCCTCCGGAAATACCATTTTCTATAAAATTAGTAGTAGTATTTTTTAGCTCAAATCTAGCTATAGTAACGTCTAGATCCGCTACAGCTGGGACTAAAGTTACTACGCCTGTAGCTGTCTTTAAAATTCTATTAACTCCGTCAAATGGTAGGATCCCTATAGCTCGAACTCCGGGCATTTTAGAGATACAGTTTAATTTACGACTTTTTGTTAGTGTTACACAACTCATTATCTATATATTTTTTAAACCTCCCAGGGATTAACCTAGGAGGATTTTGTTAGTATCTTATCCTCCGTAAAGAGTAATATATCTCTGGTTTGTGCACCAGGTAGTGAACGCCTGTACATTTTTATAGTAGTACTGATCCGCTCCGGCTGGCATTTTTCCAGTCTCTAGGATATTCATATCATTGATTAAATCAAATAACAATATTAAATATTTAGCTGGGCTAATAATATGAAAACCTACTAAAGGCTTAAATTTAACCTCTACTCCCTGGTAGAAGCATTTAGAGTTTAAATCCTCTGTAGGAAATAAAAAGTTTTTATTACTGGCCGCTCCTACGGAGTTATTAGCTGTCAGCATTAATTGACGGTCCGCTAAAGGAGCGTAAATTACAGGCGGATTTAATTTATCATTTAAAACCTTTGGCAAAATTCCATTAAACATTTTAGTATACTCCGCCGCTATTGTGGCCGCCGTATAAGCAGTAGCCGCTACTTTAACATAGTCTCCTAAACCGGCTCCTGGAGTCGCTTTACTTCGAGAGTCGTTATATAAAATAGTAGCCGGTAAGCTGTTTACTAATTTTGTAGGCATAGCCGCCGCTAAAGTTTGGGCCGCCGCGCTAATTGATCCTTGCCCAGCGCCTGGAGTTAAAGCAGCAATAGCTATTTGTTGAGCTTCCGTAGCACCGTCCCATGTCATTTCTTCCATACTCTGAGAGATAGCCGGAGTAATATACTGTAATACGGCGTTATCAAACTCAGTAGATACGGTTTTAAATGCTCCTTTAGCCATAGATTTTTCAAAACGCGTATCTAATAGCGTAGTATAATCTATAACGTCACTAAACATAGTTTTAACTAAGTTTACAGTAGATCTGTCTACAGCGTACTCCGCCGTACCGTCGGCCTCTACCGGTCCACTAGAATAGGCTTTGTTATTTACCGTTACTTTACTCTCGTAAACCTCAGTACCGGACTTGTGGCCCTCCTGGATATTTACGTCTTTTTCTCTAAAGGTCCCCCAGTCTGAGTAAATCTCAGATTGAATGTCTTTAATTTCGCTTTGTGGTAACTTAGTACCGCTAAAAACTACACTCATAATTATTTATCTTTTTTTAGGTTTTGTAAATCATCTAACAGCCATTTTAATTCCGCGTTAGATATTTTACCTTTTAAATTTTTTTCTACTGTCTCATCCGCTTTTAAAGTAGCTAGATAGGCTGGATAGGTTACTCCAGGGCTAAACGGATTTAAAAATCCATTCTCTTTAATTTCGGCCGCGTTTTTTTTGGCTTGTATTTCGGCTGGAGTTTGTTTTTTTTCTTTTTTTTCTTCTGACATGATAAAGTTTTAAGATCTGTTAAAAATAGTTTTTTCGTAGTTACTCATATCCTCGTATTTTTTCTCCTCTGTATGCTGGGATATCGTAGGAGTTAGAGGTATACTAGCGGCGGCTGGAGTTTGTTTTCTCATAGCTACCAACTCGGCGTTCATTTTTTCTAGATCTGTAGCCTCTTTTACTTTGTCAGCTTCTAGCTCTGCTATGGTCTGTTTTAAGGAGATTATCTCATCCATTAACTCCGCCTCTTTTTCTGGAGGCTCTGGAGGCTCTGGAGGATCTGTAGCGGCCGCGGCTGTCTCTGCCTCTTTAGCTAATCTAGCCTTTTTTTCCTCCTCCGTCTCCTTTGGAGTTTCTGGAGTCTCTCCGGCCATAACCTCTGTAGCGGCTGGAGGATCTGTAGCTCCGGCCGGCGCATCAAAAATATAACGGATAACGCCCTCGCTATCTGTTAAAATTCTTCGTCCGTCCTCTAACTCAAACTCTCCGGCGTTTACCGGTTTAGCCTCGGTCTCTCCGTCCAAAGGTTTACGCTCTACAGTATCTCCGATAGCGAAAGTAGTATTAACTACGGTCTGCCACCACTTAGATACCTCCGCGATCTCTCCCTCGAATTTTTCCGCATTAGTTAAAAGCGCGTCTAGGCCCTCTTTGAAAAATGCGAAAACATTTTTTTTGTTTTTACTCATCGTTATATCATTTTTAAATATGTGTTCTAAATTTGTAGCCTCTATGGATAGGCCGTCTAGGTCGCCCTCTTTAATATTTTTCCAAACTTCGTTATTATCTACTTTATAACCCATAATCCAGGTACCGTTAGGTAGGTTAAAACCTAAAGTTTTAGCTTTATCGCTAGCAAAATCCTGTATTATCCAACTTTCAAAAGGGAAAACGCCCTCTATATCCTCTAGAGCGTGGTTTATATTGTTAGATCTATTTCCGTTCTGCCTAAAATAGTTTATCTGAGCCTCCGCTACAGTCTCCGCTGTATAAAATACCTCCGCCGGCTCTCCGTTTACATTATTCCGATAAATTTTTAGGTTAGGGATCATAGCCGGAGCGTAAAATATACGTTTTTCCTCATCGGCAAAAAAAGAAATGTCTTTAGTTTCCTTTTTAAAGTATAAAAGCGTGTCCTCTATGGCCGGACCTTTTACAGTACTCATCCTAAAAACGCCTTTACCTCCTTTTTGGAGCTTTAACTCATAAACTTTCATATTATTTTATAAACTTTTATACGTAAATGTAGTTATTTTTTTTTAATATATTCTAAAAAATAAAAAAATCCGTTAGAATTTAGCAAAACTAACGGATTTTAAGAATAATTAACCAATAATAAACTTACACAGAATGAAAATCTTTATAAAAGTAATTTATTTTTTTTAGATATTTGTTATTTTTTAAGTATAAATTTTTAGGAGCCTCTGTATACGTATAGTATTTATATATATTCCTATAATTATACTCCGGTAAACTAGATAAATGATCCTCCTTATAAATCGTAGAGGTCATAGAATCTAAACTTTCACATATCTCCGTACTAGATACACTATAAACAGCCGTAGCCGTTATAGCCTGGTCTATACTTAGATCCGCTTTGATAATTGTAACCTGGCCCTGGTCCTTATCTGGAGGACTAAAGCCTGTTAGCGTAAACGCTAGGCTAAAAAACAAAAATAATACTAGTAATTTTTTCATAAAAAAAACGTTTAATTAATTAAATTAGATTATAAAAGTAATGCTTTTTTTTAATTATATACTATTACTTTCAATTTTATTTCTATCTAACGCCTGGGCCGTAGTCATACTACTAGAAACTACGTAAGCCTCTACTGGAGGTTGAGCGTTAGTATTATCCGCTATAGACGTCGCGATCTGATTTTCGCTAGAGGATTGAAACGCTACGGACGGAGCAGCACTAGCACCTCCTCCTCCTCCTACGGTTCCTAAGTTTGGAGCAGTTCCGGCGCTCCCTCCTCCTAAAGCTTTTAATCCCTGAGCTGTAGATGCTATAATATTAGCGGCTCCTATAGCTCCGGTAGCTAAATGTATTCCACTCCATGGCATACCTAACGTTAAAGGAGAGGCGGCGTTATCTTTACTAACAGCCTCTATAGTGTTCATAGTTAATTTAGAGAGCGCTACAGCGTTTTCCGTTATTAAAATACCTTTTTGTATTTTCTTATTTTTGCCGAAAATATTTTTTAACGCTCCTAAGCCTTGGTCTAATAAATCATACTTAGCATCTTCAATAGCTTTTTGCTGATCTAGCTTAGCTGTCTCTATTGCTGCCTCCTCCTCCGCTTGTTTTTTGTCGGCCGCTAGTTTATCTTCCTTGGCTTTTTTATCTTTTTCCTCTTTTTCTAGTCGGCGCTTTTCTATTAACTCATCCTCTAAAATATTATACTTTTCGCTGTTTAATTTTAGAAGTTCCTCTATATTTATTCCTTTTTGCTTAATGGCTTCTAGCTCATCTAAATCTCGCTGTTTTTGCCTAGCTAATTTTTCCTCCTCCGTTTTGTCCTGCAGGTCTTGTATGGCTCTGGTAGCGGCGGCCTCAGTATTTATTTTTTCCGTTGCTAAATCTTGTATCCGCTTTGCCTCCGCGGCGTCGGCATCGGCTTTTACTTTTGCTCTGGCGGAGGCGGCGTCTGCTATTGTCTTTCTGCGAGATTCCTCCTCACCAGCTAAGGTCTTATTAAAATCCGCAACTTTACGTAAATTTTCTGAGGACTTTTGCTGTAATGCAAATACCGCTATTTGTGCCTCCGCCTCAGCATCTAAAGCCTCCGCGCTAGAATCACTTTGCGCGTTTTGATCCTGTATAGCTTTTAGTTTTTTCTCGGCATTAGCTAGCTCCTGCTTAGTTTGCTTTGCCTCAGCTGTAGAAACATCCTCCAAGGCTTTTTTCTTTTCCGCATAGGTCGCGTTTACATCTGTTAATATCCTTTCTGATTCCGCTAAATCTCTGTCTAATTTTGCCCTAGCAACTCCCAAGCCTCGCATAGCATCTACAACCTCCTGTAGTGATTTTGTAGCATTGGCGGCTATCTCAAACTCCTTTTTTACCTCGTCCCCAAAACCAGAGACGGCCTCCCTCCCTGTAGCTACAGCGCCTTTAAAATCTCCGCTAAAAAATTTACCTATAGCGCTAGCAACTTTTAAAACCCGGTCCCGGAGTACGTCTATAGTAGCTCCTATCCCAGACATAACCTGGTCGAATTTTTCCGCTCCGGCTTTTGTTGAGGTAAATGCTTTGAATAATAGCGCTAAACTACCTACTATAGCTATCAATACTAAGCCTACAGGGTTAGCAACTATAGCCCACATGGTCTTTAGCATAGATTTGAATCCGCTAACTACTCCACCTATCGGCCCCGGCATATCCTCCAGTCCCTTTTTTTGATCTTTAGAGGATTTTGTAGCGTCTTTTTGAGATTTCTCTACTTTTTTATTAGATTTAACAGCCTCCGTTTGGGAGGTATTTACTTTATCTATAGATCCGTCTAATTTATTTACTTCCTTAGCCGCGGCCTCCGCGTTAGTATCATAATTTAATTTAATTTTTTGCTCTATATCCTGGTTTTCTCCGGCCATTTTTAATAATTTAAAAGAGTTATTTTAGTTTTTCCTGTAGTGTAGTCTATTGTAGCGTCTAAGATACTGAATAAATCCTCTCCTAGTATTATATCATTTTGTAATCTAAAGCCTTTAGGCGTTAGGCCTCCTCCCTGTATAGTGGCGGCCTCGTTTAAATAGATTTCGTTAGGGGGTAGCGTTATCTCGTACTCCTGGGAGAGGACATTAGGATCTAGTAGGCGCTCTGTTTGCTGTTTATAAAATCTTTTGTACAGGCTCTCTGGATACTCTACGCCTAACTCCTTTAATACTGAAAACGCTAAGGATTTACTCTCCGTATTAAATGGTAATACTTTCATGTAACTATTTAACGGCTGGTTATTAAAGGATAAAGGATTAACTATAGCCTTAGACCCTCCGTTATAAAATATAGTTAGCTCTCCATAATTAGGCTCGTAGCGGCTCTCTCCGGTTTCTAGGATCTCTGGTTTACTAGCTGTAAATCCGTAATAGGTTATAACGTCGCTAGTCCCTATTAGCAATACTGGCACCATTAGAGAAAACGTAGTCTCTACAGTAAACTCTATAGGATCTTTAGGCTTTACTAAAGGATAAACAGCCTGTCCGTACTCCAGGCCTTTAGCTAATAAATAATCTACATTAGATTTATATTCACTTTTAAAGTGTTTAAAATTATAATAATTGTAGTCTCCGCTAGTAGACTTTTTAAAAGATTTAAAGTTTAAATACGGCGTATAGTCTAGCGTAGTTTTTGAGTAGGGGAGTAGATCCGTCTGTATATCCTCCGGAGTTAGCCAATAAAGGCGCTCATCGTTTGGGTTAGTATCAAAAACAGAGATATTAAAAGCCTTAAAATAGGAGGTTAAAAAATCTACTACTTTAACTTTAGGTAAACACCTAAAAAGATCTATCCTAGTCCCTCCTACGTCGGCGGAGTTATAGTTAAAAACGCTAGTATAGTAATATGTTGCGTACTCTTTACGGCTAAAAAAGCCGGTTTTACCGTCGTAGTATTTAAAATTTACCTCGTAATGGCAATTACTCCAGGACATAGGCGCGTTTAATTCTACCTCTACGTAAAAGTTTATAACGTCGTTAGTAAAATAGCTGTCTAATATTTGGAGCTCCGCCGCTAGGTAAAAAGATCCGGTAAAAAACTCCAGGAGTTCAAAATTTTTAGATATTAATATTTGATCGGATCCGCTCTCTATAATTTTTACGTTAATTGCTGGAGCCTCTGTAGTAGATCCTGTTACTAAAACGTTACCTAAATTAATTTTAAAATTAAAAAAGTCTGTATACTCATTAGAGTTAGTAAATGGCAAAGCTCGTTTAGTTACTGTAAAACTATTATCTGTAATGTTTACTACAGGATTATACTTTTTAGGATCCGGGATCCCGGACTCGTTTTTAGTGTCCCTAGCCTGTATAGGTCCAAAGGGATTGTATACGGTTAATAGAGAGGAGACAGGGCTAAAAAATACCTCTGAATTACACCAGATTATTAACTCTGTATATTCCTTTCTAAGGTCCAGCGGCGCTACTACGTCTAGATTATATTTGTTTTTAATTAACTCTATGATCGTAGAGAATGACATGGCCGGCCGGAGCTCGCTAGTCTCTATAGTACTATTGCTAGGCTGGTATAAATCATAAGCTACGTTATCTTTTATTAAGGAGTCCGGGTTAGCATCATAGGCTAGGACTCTATTACTGGATATTAAAGGGACAAAATAAGAAACGGCCACTCCGTCTACGGCTGTATTTTGCGCGCCTCTCATTAGGTTTAAAACATTGGCTGGGCTCCAGTCTATAAATAACCCCTCCTCCGTTAGATCTGTTATTAGATCGTCTCCTATCCTATCTTTTAAATTTGTCATAGACGTACTAAAACTACCGGTAAAATCTGTAGGCGCGCCTTTTCTGTAGCCTATATCTGAGAGCTGTATAAAACCAGTATCTTTTAAAATCCCGGCTATATATATTTTAGCTATAAATTTAGACTCCGGATTAACTTTTACTACGTCAGTATCTCCAAAGAAACCAAAAGCCGCCCGGTTTTTAGAGCTGGCCGGAAATGTAAAATCTTTAGAATAAGGAGAGAATATTTTAGATAATTGCTGTAGATCCTTAGTCGTATATCTCATTAATATAGACTCATCGCTATGGAGGTCCAATTTTATAAACTCCTCTAAGAATAAAACATATACGCCTGTAATTAATGTAGCCATATTATCTAATATTATTAATTTTGTTATTAGTCTCCTCCAGCATAATATTATAATCTATTTTATTTTTATCATTTACTCTAGATTTTCTTAAAAAATCGGAGTCTTTTATAGTAACTGGGATCTGTTGGAATGTTTTAAAAAATCCTAGATCATCCGCTCCTACAGTATCGGAGTCTACGGTTATATTTAAGCTATCTACAGAGATTAACGTACTGTCTACAGTAACTCCTAAAAACGCCGAGGTTTGTATATCTCCTTTAAATCTAATTAGATATACTTTAGAGCTGTATATAATTTGCTCTACAGTCTCTACCATATCCTCAGTTAATGAGCCTGTATTAATCATATAAGATTGTAAAACGTCTAGCGCTCCTCTCTGTTTTGAGTGAGAGTAGGAGTTATCTACTGTAGACGGATCTCTAAAAGCTCTGTTAGTAGTCTCTGAGGTTATGGAGGAGGAGGCTGTAAATTTACCATGAGGCGTAAAAGTCTCCCAGAGTCCCAGTTTATTTAAAAATATTAATAGGCTAGGATCTGTAGCGCACCTACTGAACGCCGCCGGAGGAGTTATTATAGCGGTCGTTATCATATTGGCGCTAGTAGCTACAGCTATAGGATTAGCCAGATTAAAACTTTGAGAAAAATAATTATGTATTTTAGGATTATACCATTTATTAACGGTACCTAAAAAACCTAGAGATCCATTAGCGGTTATTCCGTTATTTCCTGTCGCGGCGTTTTGTTCATAATTCCAGCGATACCCTAAAGTAGTAAAGTTTGTAGGGTAATTATTACGAATAGTACCAGCCGTAGAGGTTATATCCGCTACGACCTGGTAAAAAACTCCTAGTCCTGTAATGGCCGGCGGCGCTACCTCATTAAAAGAGTATGTAGGCTGGTAGGTATTAGGCGCATTTAAAGGATTTTCTAGATAGGATTTAATCTGGTCCTGGATCTGGAGGCTAATATAGTTATCGAATTTACTAATCTTATTTTTAGTCAAAACAAAATTAGGTTTTCCTAGAGCTTTGTTTTCGGCTCCGTTCCATATCCAAAGGTAAACAGCTACGGAGGTTATAGAGGTATCCTCCGCGGCGTTTTGTAGTCTTAAATGAATAGGAGAGTTACAAAATTTAATTTGAGATACTGTATTTATTAACGTCCTATCTCCTGTAGGTAATGTAGTAGGTATTGCCATTTTATCTAGTATAATTTTTTAATAGTTCGTCTGTTATATCCGTTACTATAATTTTAGTAGTTTCCGGGATATGCTCTAAGACGGAGATCATTAACGCATTTTTAGGGCCGCTGGTTACTCCGGCCGGATAGTTAAATTTACCATAAAAAACCTGAGCCATAGTTAAAGTAGTATCCGGCTTTACTCTGTAGTTTTGCGTATCCTGTAAAACTCCTGTATCTCTCCTAGATGTCCTAACGGCCTGGTTATAGATTTTCTCTCCTAACTCGTTTAACCGTTTTTTTATAATCTGGTCCGCGTCTATTTGTACTTTACTCCTCCGCTTTGCCATTTGCTATTTTTTTAGCTTTAGTTTTTGCGATTAATGCCTTTATATTATTAGAGACTCCGCTAGTTATATTACTTAAAACGGATCTTTGCGTAGCTCTACCAGCTCTAGTCCTACCTACCTCCGTAACGGATCCTCCAAAATCTGTATAAACTATTTTCCACTCTATACCTCTAGGCACCATAGCCGCGGCGTTATCCTCTAGCTCTGAGTTAGTACCATACTGTCCATAGAACAGCTCCCTAAAGGTCATAACGCTACGGACGTAGCTAAAAGATATAGATCGCTTTAACGCTCCAGTATCTACTCTGGCGGTACGCTTAGATTTTGTTACGATCTTAGCGCCTATAGCTCGTATCTCTACCTCTGTTAGCAACTTTGGCCAGTATTAGGTATTGCTAATTGAATAGTAAATTGTACGCCGTCTAATAATCCTCCCCTCCATTGTTTTAAAAATTTAAGGTTAGATAGGCTGTCTATTGTTATAATCTCATCGTTATTTTGCATTAATAAAACGTTAATAAAACGCTGGGCTATGGAATGAGTCTCGTTTAAATTATCTAAATAGTTATCCTCCTCCATTAATTTAGAGTCCGTTTTAACCGGTCTAGTATCTCTTTGCTGTAGGACTGTCATGGTAAAATAGACTATTATCACCTGATCCTCTACTACAGAGTTAGTCATATCTACATTAACAAGCGGATATATATTAGCTTTATTCATATCCAGGACCTCTGTAGGGACTACAGACAAAGTATTTACCAGGTTATTTTTGGAGTATTCCTCCAGGATCCAGTTATTTAGTTTAGATATCTCGTTAGCCATAGTTACTATTTTATATTTTCAGTATCTCGTTTTCTAATTAAATACTCCGCCTGATATAAAAATCTATTTAGATCCCAGGCTATGATCTCCTCAAATTTAGTAAAATCTCCCTTACAAAGTATATAAACCATTTCTATATATGGACCGTAATGTTCAGAAAAGGCCTCCCTCTCTATAGCCCCAGCGCTCATAACATTAGATCCGGCTCTAATAGGAGGATTATATAGATACTCATATTTATTTTTAAGATCGTATTTAAACTCCGCAAATTTAGAGATTATATACTCCGCCTCCGCTAGGGTTATTTTATCAAAGTTAATTCTTTTAAAGAATATAACCGGCTTTAATACAGTTTTTAAAAAATCTTTATAGGCGCCCTCCATAAAATAGGTATCCGCGTCTATAAATCTAGCGGCGGATTTAAAGGCTAGATCTATTTTAAACTTAAATCTAAAACTAACAGGCCCGGCTGTAATTAAAGCCTCAGAGAAACGCTCCAGGCTCTCCGGATTAAATACTCTCATAGTCTCCGCGGCCGTAAACTCTATGTCCTTATCCTCTATAACCTCCGAAAAATCGAATAGTTGAAAATATGGTATATCGGCTTTAGATCTGTAGCGCTGTCTACTTTTGAAACTCATAAATAGCCTTTAGTTTCCAGGCGGTAAATTCCTCTCCTGGGAAAATCTCCTCATATACTTTTTTACTCTGGAGCTCAGAGGCTTTAATAGGCCTAAACTCTTTTTTTAAAAATGGATGAAACCCTAATAAATGAGATCTAACGTGGGATCTTTTAATGTCTCTAATTTTAATTTTTTGCTTTGCCATTATTATAAAATTTATGTTAATATTATAGCGCCTGGGCTACTCTCTCATTTATTTTTTTAGTAAATGCGTATCGAACTCCGTCGATACCATGGTTAAAATCGTCTATAGGTTCCTCTTTTTTGTGATCGCTCCAGGAGTAGTTATCGAATTCAATCATTAAGTTTGTAGAGCCTGGATCTATAATTATGTCATAGCCCAGCATCGCTATAATGCTGTCTTTTATTTTAGGCTTTTTAGCTCCTTTAATATTCAGCCCCTTGTTAGATAAGTTTTTAATGAATAGAGGTGCTGCGTTATCACACCAAATACGCGTATAACCTACCTCCTCATTTATAGCAGCGTAGATATCTTCCTCCGTCGCTTGTCTTTTATAAAAAATTTCTTTTAAATACATCTTTTTACGGTCCTTATCTACGTTTACGCGGGTAAATGCGCTAGGATGAGTATAGCCTTGGTCAGCCCCTATAACCTCTCCGTACTCTGGAGCTACATAATCCCCGATAGTGTACTCGAATATAACACCCTCGGCCACGTCTCTAAATGCGCCAAGTACTACGTTTTTATATTCTTTATATTTTTTAATTAAATCTTTAGGAAGTAGATCCCTATCCGCTACAGGCGTAGCTAAATAAAACTCGTAGGCTACGCGTAGAGCCTCGTACTCCTCCCAGTTATGAGGAGCCATATTTTCCTGGCCGTTATCTAAATAGGTAGTATGGATATATAAAACATTATCCTTTATACCATTAAATCCCTCCGGGACCTTTGTATAAAACTCATCATATAAATAATGAGCTTTAGACGGAGGATTAAAAGATATAATACTTAGACATTGGACGTCTATAGCTCTAATAGAGCGCTTTATCTTTTTCCAGTTTTCCGGATCCGTTAGCTCCTCTCCCTCATCTGTAATAAAAATAGAGTAGTTTTCTATAGATTTTAGTTTAGCCGTATCCGTTCCGCTCGCTGTTTTTTGTCCTGTTATAGTAATGCAGCCGTCGGAGTCCTTAGAGTTATATTCATTATTTGCGAAACTAAAATCCTGGTCTAGTTGGAGGAGATCTAGGCGGCTCTCCAGCGCTTTAGTAATTGAGTTAGAGGTAGATACCATAGTTTGCCTAGTGTATAAAAGTCTATGATTAAAATCACTAGCCGCAATACCAGCAAAACAACTGAGAGCAAAAGTTTTTCCGCTATCCCTCCCTCCGGAGAGTAGGACCGTATCTACTTTAGATAGCTGTCTGTAATATGGATCTTTATTTCCGTAGGCTATCTCCTCCCTGGCCTCTAGTATGTCAAATAAAGGTTTGTATTTATGGCTAAATTTAACGTCCTCCTGGTCCATTGTTTAAAATATTGGCTCATTAGTAGGAGGGATAAACTCCTGGTCCTCCTCCGGCTCTTTGCTTTTATCTATAAATGAGATCCGGCGCTTAGCCTCTATAACTACGTCTCCTTTATAGTCTACGCTTTTTAGCGTAGGTATACAAAATTTAGCCATTTCCAGAGTATAGCGGATTTTATCCGGGCCTTTTAATTTATCTATATCCTCCTGTAGGTCCTCTAGGTTATCCTCTACCAGCTTTTTAAACATAGCCCGGATATCTTTAGTATCTTTATTAGGAGTACCGGCTACGCGTCCTCCGGTTTTTTTTCTAGTTTCACTCATAATTCTATATTATCTACTTTAGAAATCCGCTACTACAGCAGCTCCGTTGTACATTACTTTTTGATCTGAGCCGTCTATTTTTTTATAAAACGCTTTAAAATCTGGAGTAAAAAGAATAGAAAAATTAGCTAAAAGATCATAATTTTGATCCATAAATTCACTAACGATTCTAATAAATTTAGCTCTAGTCTCATCCTCGCAAACGTTATCTATTAAAACTAGCTCGGCGTCTCCCATATCATAAAGGTATGAAAAAATCTTATGTCTGTAAAAATAATCATTTTTTTTAACACCATATGTAAAAAATGGATCTTTGCGCTCTATTATATGCTGTATTAGCTGGATAAACTGTCCTAGGTTATCTATGATCCAAACTGTAAAGCCTTGACGCTCTAAAATATCATGAATTTTATTTTGCTGGTCGGAGGCTTTACCGGTCTTAGGTTTTTTAAATTCTAAAAAATAGGTATTACTTTTATAATGGAAACAAATATCTGGGATCCCTGGGACTACGCCCATCGCTTGCAGCTTCTTTGCTGTTATTGGATCTCTGAGTTCACCGTTAGGAACGTGGTATAAAAGTCCTCTAAGATTTGTAAAATTATTATGGAACCATAGGTAGCAATCTGACTGTATTTTTGCTTCGGATTCTGTTAAAGTACTGTTAATCATTGTATTATGTTTTAAAAGGTTAAAAGTTACATTAAGGTTACATTAAGGTTACATTATGATGTAACCTAAAAAACCCAATGATACCAAGGTATACAGAGGCGGTTACATTAGTTACATTAAATATTGATAACTTAATATTATTATTATATATAGTATATATATGCTGTAGTGTGTGTGTAATATTTCCAGGTTGCCTATATTTGATGTAACTGATGTAACCGGGTGTTAATGCTTTCATAATCATATATTTATACGGTTACATTAAAAAGGTTTAAACGTAACTTTTGCCTGTGCTGTTGTAACCGGATCGCCAATTTTATAACTTTCCGTTGTCCTCTTGGCAAAATATCCGCGTACTGTATGGTCGTTTATTTTCCTTATACCTCTATTAAATCCTAATTGTACCATGTTTTTACCAATAAATCTACTGTTTAGATTTTTGCTTCCGTCCTCCTGGAGGATCTCTAATATATCCGCGTTAGAGTAAAACTCCCCCTCGTTTTCTAGGCAAATTTTAAAGTGGCGTTTTATAAGTTCTTTCTCGTAATCGTTAATCTCATAGTTTTTATTTTTAGCGTCCCTGGCCTGCGCTTCCTCTTTGGTTAGTTGGTCGCTAAATTTAGGATCTTTGTAAAGTGCATAGGCCTGGCTCCAAACTTTATGTATATCTACCTCCGTAGTGTATCCCCAGTTAATAGACTCCATATTAAAACAAAGCCAGCGCGTATTTTCCGTATCCGTTAAAAATTCCGTCTTATTAGTAGACGCAAAAAAATTAGCGCGGCGCGGCTGTTCTATAGCATCCCTAGCGTATGCTTTACGCTCTTTAATACTTGCCATAGATATAATGCTTTTCAGGCGGTTTATGTCTATATTAGATAGGCTAGCAAGCTCCTCTAAGTTATAGATGAAGTTTTCCGCTATAGAAAAACTAGAATCTTTATTATTGTGTAGCGGAGACTCCGTATAATATTTAGCTCCGAACGGATTTAAAAAACGTATAAAAGTACTTTTGCCGGTGCTTTGTTTTTCCCCTACTAGTACAAAAACTATGCGGTTCTCGCGTCCAAATAATCCACATCCTATAGATCTAACCAGCGCCTTTTTAAATTGAATTTCGTAGAAATCCTGGTCCTCTACTTTAACGTAGCTCGCTAACTGTTTAATATAATCCGTCTCTCCGTCCCAGGGCTCCAAATCTTTAAAATAGTCTAGAAATGGATTATATCTATTTACAAAATCACTTTTAAATAAACTCTTTAGCTTATCAAATGGAAACTTAAATCCTACATGCTGGAGTTTCCTGTAGATAGAGTCTAAATTTAGGACCTCATATCCTCCCTCCTTTTTTGGTTTACATTCCGTTACTTGTGTTATAACGTTCTCTGCAAAATCCCAGTTTTTCCGGAGCCATACCTCTACTTTATATATATCCGGTTTGTCGTTTATACCGTACTCGTCGGCGTTCTCTTTAAATACTTTTTTAAAGGCTTTAGTAATATCCGCCTCAGATATTAGGAATATATCGCATTGGTTTATTACGTCCGCTTTAGTCCAGGGCCGGCCGGATCTGTTAATCTGGTGTGCAAATCCGTATATTTGCCTCCAGGCGTCGGAGTTATTATCTTTAATTATTTCTACCTCCTCCGGCTTAGTGTTGGCGTCTAGGTATTCACTTAAAAAAAAATCCTCCTTTAAAAATTTTTTGTCGTTTAACATTCTTTTAATTTTAATGGTTGTCTCATTCCGTTTAAAATGGCTGTTTTTGAGGTCTTAATATATCCGGAGACTCCTTTTTTTAGATATGAGTTATTACTAATTAAATTAGCCGCCCAGTCCTCCGCCTCCGTTTGGTTTAAGTATCCGGCTCCTACATAACCTCCTAAAGATATACAGGCCGCTATTACTTGTGGATGACCGTTATCAGTAATATTATTAAAGGCCGTCTCTATGTTATAATAAACGCGTTTAGAATCCTCTGTAGTTGGATCTACTTTAATAAAAGTAGTATTATTATTTTCTTTAAAGGCGTTTAGTTTGGTCCCTTTATTAACAAAAGTCTCCGGATCTTCCCTAAACAATATATCCGGATCGTAGGATAAAAATAAAGGAAGTACGGCGTTTTGAGGCGTTCCGTCCCAGCCTTTATATTTATCAAACATTACGCCCAGGCCATAAAAAAAAGATTTATACTCATCTACGGACTTTACTACAGGGATTTTAACTAAAACTTTTATCCCTCTTTTAGAAGCGGATAAAAAAGCTATAGCTATAAACTTATATGTTTTAAACATATAGTCCCTAAACTCTGTAGCGTGTTCTATGTGGTCAAAATCCATAACAGCTAACCCTGTAAAATTATCTATATCTTTATAGCCTCGGCTTTTACCGTTACTAAAGACGCAAGGCGTAAAATAAAATAAATTTTCCTGTTTTAAAGTGGCTTTAGTCTCCATATCTCCGGCGGCCTCCGCCTGGGCTATTAGTTTAAACGTCTCTTTAATATTGTCAGACGGATTTTTAATAGCCGCTATAAACTCCGGGACCGTTAAAGATCCTAGAGGCTTAGTAGTGTTTATTTTAGCCGGGTAGTACTGAAATGATATTTTTCTCATATTGCTAAATTTTTAGAGGATTATAAAGGTATACTATTTTTTTTGATTATACCTCTATCATATATTTTAAACGCGCTTTAATAGTATCCTCCTCTACGCCGTAGATAAATTCTATTTTTATAGCGTCGTTTTTTAAAAGCTCTAGAGATATCTGTCTAGCTATCTCCTCTTTATAATGATCCTCTCTAGCTGGAGATAGTTTTAAAGTTTTGCTGTATTTTTGTTCAAAATTAATAACATCCGCTATAAATTCCGTCCCGGATACTGGGATCCCTGAGACCTCGTTAAAATGGTTAATAGATCTTACTAGCTTTGCGCCTTTTAAAACGTTTCTAATAACCAGTGATAATAAAATTAAAAATATTAAAGCGTCTGCGATTAAAAAAATAGTTGTGGTAGTCATAATTTAATTATTTATATATATTAGTAATTCAGATAAGCCAAAAAATAGGCCAAATAAAATAAACATAATTAAATACATGAGGAGTACTCCTTTAATAAAAAGTACTCCGTAGTATTTAAGTGATTTAATTAGGGACTGCATATCCATAACTTTCTATTTTAGATTTATTAGTTTTACGGACTCTGAGCTCGTATGTATAGGACCTCCTCTCTCTGGCGTATTCTACGGCCTCGGCGTGTTTTTCCTCTTTAAAGATCCTGGTTTTACCTATTTTAATACTTTCCGTTACCTCTACTAGGCTATTGTTATAAAAACGCATACCTAGATAACTGTTCATTTTAGAGTTGTAAGTCATAGCCTGGTAGTTTTGTAGCTGGTTTTAATAATAGTAACCTCTACTACCTCAAAATCCGCTTTAGCTAAAGGATTTTTGCCGGCTTTAACGGATCTCCTTAGTTCCTGGATATGATCTAGCGCCTGAGCTAGGCCGTAAATTTGCTCCGGTTGTTTTAACTCTCCTTTATTAAACGCGTCTAAACGCGCTTTAAATTTAGAGTATCCTGTAGGAGGATATATTTTATTACTAACTCCGGCCGGTCTAACCTCCCAGTTACTATAATAAACTTTTTCTCCAGTCTCTAGCTGGGCTGTTTCTGATTTTACTACTTTCATTTTTATTTAATTTACTTGTTTATAATCTAATATTTTTCTATAGGTCTCATCTTTATACTGGGCCATTAACCAGGTATTAAACTCCTGGTCCGTTTTAAACTCCTCTATAACGGATCCGTAGTCTTTGGCTTTTGTGCGTTTGAATCTAATTTTAATTTTCATACCTCAAATATATACTTAATATTTTGATATACAAAACTTTTGTACAATTATTTTTTACAAAATTAATTAACAAATTGTATACATTCATTTTTTAATAACTCCTCTCCTCTCATAGCTTTAAAAACATTTAACAGCGTAAATACGTCCTTTTCGCAATAGGTAGTAATACGCTGGAGCTCTCCATTATAATAACAGCCGGCTACCTCCGCTCCTCCTATATCATCTTTAGGCGTAGGAATACCAAAAGCCATGGCTATAGAGGATAGCGTCCCTCCGGATCCGTAGCCTCCTATTTTCCAGATCTCCTGAGTGTCTAGGTTAGCTCCCTCCCAGGGTTTAAGACCGTACGAATCTAATAAGTCTGGTAAAATTTGCCTATGTATTAATAGGCGCTTTGCTAAAAATGGATAGTCAAAACCTTTACCAAAATGCGCGCATAGTTTTAAGTATTTATTATATTTATTAAAAGCGGTAAGATCCTCGCTAAAGGATTTTAATAAATCCGCTTCTTTATCATGGCTGTAAGACTTTAATTTAAAATTATATCCGTCCATATATCCGGCGGAGATAACTATAACCTTAGAAAACTCTGGAAATAATCCAGCTTGTGCTGTCCATAGTTCTTTAAAATAATTATAATATTTATCCTGGACAAAATCCTGGGCGCTATTAGAGTTATTAGGATCCGGAGGCTTTGGCGCCCCCTCCCTAAACTTAAATTTATAGATCCATTCTTTTTGTACGTACTCCGGCGCGGCGTCTAGCGTTTGCCATTGTGGCGCGGTTTCTATATCAATAAATAAAATATTATTGATATTTTCTAATCTTAATAGTCTCATTATATATTGGTTTTAAATTATTTTATATACATTTCTTCCATACGTTCTACCCAAAGAGCCGCGGATTTATACTCTTTAAATCTAGCGTAGTCTATTAACTCTAAATGATTGGATAATAAGATATGTCTAACTATCCAGCCGGTTTTATATCCTTTAATTTTACGGACCTCCTCTAGCTCTGAGATACTCATAGATCCCCAGGACCTATCTACTAACTCCGGAGGTAAATACTGATTATTTTCTAACTGTATAAACTCCGCCTCTACCTCCTTTTTAATTACTTTAGGAAATATATATCCGCAATATTTACAAATAGGAGAGGATAAATGTACTAGAGCTCCGCATCCTTTAATATTATTTATATCTAAAACATCCTCCGCGCAAATTTTGACAGGCGCCGGATCTATGGTAGCTTTAACTTTATGCGTTAAGCTATACTCCCTATCCGCCTCCCAAAATCCCAAGTTAAAAACGTTTCCTCCCATGTCAATAATATTAAAATGTTCTTTTTGTAAATATCCGGCTTTACCTTTAAATATTTCCGGCGTTATCCTGGAGCCGCGGCCGTTCATTTGTAACCATTTAGTTAGAGACTTTGTAGCTAGGTTTACTATTATAGTCTCTATGGTCCACTCATCATAGCCGGCCGTTAATACGTCCACGTTACAAAGGACTTTAAAATATCCGGCTTTAAAACTTTTTAGGATCCGCTCCCTCTCCGCTTTTGGCGTTTTTCCGTCTAGGTGCATAGCGGAAACTCCGGAGGCGTTAAACGCGGCGGTGACTTTTTTAGAGTGCTCTACATTTATATTAAAACAAACAGTTTTAGAGCCCTTGGCAAATTTATTATATTTATCTACTACTCCGGCGTATAGTTGCTGTTTGTCAAATGCTTTGTAAAGCTCCTGTATATCAAAATCTCCGCGCTTTATTTTAATTTTGGAGGTATCTACTTTAGCTCCGTAAGTAATGGCCGGGACTAAATAGCCCTCCTGGATTAAATTATCTATTTTAACAGTCTCTACGATCTCATTATAGATACTACTTAACTGAGTCATCCGGCCGGTACGCTTTGGAGTAGCTGTAGCTCCAATTACAAAAACATTTTTATACTCCGGTTTATCTAAAACTTTATCAAATATTTGCTTATGAGCCTCATCTATTATAATAAGATCTACCAGAGGCGCGTCTCTTTTTACTAACGTTTGTACCGTTGCTATATAGGACTCATTACGTAAACGCCCAGTCCTCCCAGCGGTTATAATAGAGGGATTTAATCCGTAGGAAATTAATTTTTCTCTGGCCTGGTCTAGTAGCTCTTTACGATCTACAACTATTAGGACCTTAAATCCATTTTTAACGCTCTCTCTAGCTATATCCGCAAAGGTTACAGTTTTCCCGGATCCTGTAGGGCTACATAATATAACTCTTTTTTGATCCTTAGTAAATAAGCTCCGGATATTGGTTTTAGACTCTACCTGGTAGGGCCTAAGTTTAAAGGCGCTCATTTTTTTATAAAATTAATAGCTAACAAAATAATCGTAATTAAAAAGGATACTACTAGAGATCCAAAGATAATATAAGGAATGTAAATCATAATATAAATATTTATTGGTTTGTAATTATAGTACAAAGATAGTTAAATTTATTTAGTATCAAAATTTTGTACATTTTTTTTGTATATTTAAAATAAATGTTTATATTTGCAGTAACAAATTATAAAATTATGAAATTAAAACCTAGTAACGAGGATTTAAAGAGGAGAGTTTTAGACGCTAAAAGGGACCTCCCTAAAAGCGGCGTTACCTCCTTATTTTTCCACTATTTTAAAAAGGATTTTCCGGAGACTAATAAAAATAAGTCTAAGTTAAATAATGTCCTACAAATTAGGACTGTAGATCAGGATCTGACGGAGCGACTAGAAAAACTAGTTAATCTATTAATCAAATAAATAATAATAATAATTAATTTTTAACATTTCTATTATGAGTGAAAACGCATTTTTGCCTAACGGCTACGAGCCTCCAGTAAACGGAGGAGGATTTACAAAACTAGAGCCTGGAGATAATAAATTTAGGATTTTATCCAGTCCATTAATGATGTGGTTAATCTGGGCCGACGGCAAGCCTAGCCGCGTAAAATTTGACCGGGATAATAAACCAGCCAAAGGGCCGGGACAAAAAGACTCTGTTAAACACGCATGGGCGCTAGTAGTTTGGAATTACCAAACGGAGGCTGTAGAGGTTTTAGAATTGGATAAACAAAACGTTATATCCTCTTTATATAAACACGCGGATGATGAGGACTGGGGACACCCTAAACACTATGATATTGTAATCCATAAAAAAGGCTCTGGAATGGATACGGAATACTCCATGATAGCAAAACCTAAAAAGGCACCAGGACAGGTAATTATAGACGCTTTTTTAGAGACTCCTATAGAATTAAATAACCTATTGGTAGAAAATGGAAATCCTTTTTTGAATAGCGCCGGCTCTCCAAAATCTACGGAGCCAGCTAAAGAGACTAAAAAAGTAGTAACTCCAGATAACTGGGCTAAAGGAGACGATATTCCGGCCGGATTTACTGAGGTAGACGGAGCTCTAGTAGCTAAAAAACTACCATTTTAAACAAATAACTAGGCGCCTGGATGACTAAATATAAAAATTATAAATAGTTGCTGAAATCGAAAACTCCAGGCGCTTTTATTTAACCAAAAAATTTAGTATTATGAAAATCGAAAGTATAAATATAAAAAATTTTAAGTCTATAGAGGCTTTTAAAGGAGACGCTAGAGGTAAAAATATTTATTTAATAGGAGGAAACGGTACTGGCAAAAGCTCTTTTATACAGGCTGTTTGGCTTGGCGTAACCGGTAAAAATCTCCCTCCAAAACCAGTAACTAGCGGCGCTAAAAAAGGATTAATAGAGATAGATCTAGGGGACTACATAGCCCGGACTAAATTTACTAACGGTAAACCGGTTGTTTTTGAGGTAGAAAATAAATTAGCTACTACGGAAACGGATAAATTTGTAAAGGCTCCCAGGTCTTTTATGGAGGATAAAATAGGGATCCTAAATTTTAATATAGATGAGTTTTTTAGCAAATCTAACAACGAACAGCTAAAATATTTTAGTAAAATTATGGGTGCGGATTTTTCGGACCTGGATACTGAGATCCTAGAAAATGAGGACTCTAGAAAATTTGACAAAAAAGAATTAAAAACCCTGGAGGCTACATTAGACTACTACGATAAAGAAGATCTAAACAAAGAGGAGGTAAACGTCGTAGAGCTGTCTAAAAAGATAGCCTCCGAGCGCGAAAAGGATAACAATTATAGTAAAGTACAAAATGGCGTTAATGAGCGCGGAGTAGACGTTTTAGATATAAAAAATAAAATAGCTGATCTACAAGGAGAGTTAATGATTAAAGAGCGCGAAATTTTAGACGGTAACGCCTGGATAAAAGATCCAATTAATACGCCTCTAGATATTATAGCCTTTAAATCCCTGGAGGACTCGTTAGACAACGTGTCCGAAATTAACAAAAAAGTAGCCCTAGCCAAAGTAGCTAAAAAACAGGAGGAGGCTATAGAGATCCTGGAGAAAAATATAGAGGATAATAATAAAAATATAGAGGATCTAAGGGCTAAAAAATCTAAACGGATCTCTGAGTTAATATCTGTAGACGGCCTGTCCTACGATACGGAGGAGGAGCGTTTTTTATATAACGGTTTACCATTTGACAAAAACCAAATTAATACAGCCGCTCAGTTAATCGCTGGTATGAAAATAGGAGCCTCTACGCTAAAGGATTTAAAAATATTGAAAGTAGACGCCTCCCTAATAGACAAAAATAATTTTGAGGAGGTTTTAACCTGGGCGCAAAAAGAGGATATAGAGTTATTTATAGAGCTGGTAGATCGAGAGGCTACAAAATTAGAGATC